TATAAACAGACCAGACAGGTTCACTAAAGATGATATAACTAAAGACTATGAGTATACTCGTGGAAATCTTTATAGCATCATAGAGAAAGGTCAGGAGGCAATTAATGGTATTCTTGAACTAGCACAGGATAGTGAAATGCCAAGAGCATATGAAGTAGCAGGACAGTTAATTAAGAGTGTTTCTGATGCTACTGATAAGTTAATGGATCTTCAGAAAAAACTTAAAGACGTAGAAGAAGAGACACAACAAAAAGGTCCATCTACTGTTAATAATGCATTATTTGTTGGTTCAACAGCAGAACTTGCTAAGCTTTTGAAAAACGGAACCAAAGAACAGAATAAATAAAAAGAGGAGAGAAATCCTAAAGTATTAACATACTCATAAAATGCCGAAAGACGAATTGCCGTCGTTGGATGATTTTACAGAGAATACTGTAGAATTACCATCAGTCGATGAATTTATAACAGAAGAGAAAGATGTAGAAGAATTACCTTCTGTTGAAGAGTATGTCGTAGATTTAGAAGAGAAAGTAATATACGAAAAACCAGATTTACCTTCAGTAGAAGATAAAATAGTTGATGAGAATTTACCAACTGTTGAAGATTATATTGAGGAAGAAGAAGTAGTAGAAGAAGAGGATATTGAAATTACTGGTGGTGTTTCTTTTCAGGATTATAGTCCTGAAATGCAATTTAGAGATTATGAATTTATTGATATTATCAAAAGACCTGAGTGGAAGGAATTAGTTGGTCTTGTTAATGAGGTAAGAGATAATATACCAGATATCCCAGAAATAAAATATTATGATGATGACCTTGAAAAAATATCAGAAACTATTGAAGAGTTACGCTCTGAGATACCAGTAGTTCCTGAAGTAAAGTATTATGATGAAGAAATAGATCAGGTTAAACAAACAATATCTGATCTACCAGAAGTAAAATATTATGATCAAGAAGTAAGTAATTTAGAAGAAAGTTTTTCTGAATTAAAGGAATTTGTATCCAATATTCCAAATTATGATGATGAGTTAAATTCTCTAAAAGATAAGTTTAATTATGAAATTCAACAATTTTCAGAAAATGTTGAAGTAAAAGATTTTGATAAAAAAGTTGAAATTGATAATCTAAAGACAGATTTAAAAGAAACTAGTGAAAAGATATATGAAGAATTAAAGAAATCTTCTGAACAGATATATGAGTATAGACTTCATCTAAAGGATGATGATAGGAAATTAAAGAAACAAATATTAGGACAGTATAATCTTCTAAAGGAGAATATTGAGAAAAAAATAAAGGAATTTAATACTAAAAATATTGAATCTCAAAATGTCATTACAGGTTCTCTAAAAGAGTATTTTAACGAACTACAAGAGAAGATTACCAATATACCAGAAGTAAAATATTATGATGAAGAGATTGGAAAATTAAATGATAAATTTGAGATTGATATAAAAGAATTACGGGAAATCGTAGATCAAATAAAAGAAACTCAGAAGCAAGATTTGCAAGAGAATCTTTTAACTGAACCACCAAATACTGATAATGAAGATCCTTTAACTCCTCTAAATCAAAATTTTGTAACCTATGAAAAGTTACAAGAAAATTATCAATTATTTGTTAATAGGGTTCAACAACAATTAGCATCATTTGGTGGTGGTGGAGAAACCAAACTTCAATACCTTGATGATATTGTTGGTGTTGCTACTAATTTAAGTGCATATAATGGAATGTATCTTAGGTTAGATACATCTCAACCTAAAGGTAAGAGCTTTGTATTTGAGTCTGTTGACAGTAATACTGGATATGCTAATACAGCAGGAATATCAACATATGCAATAACTGCAGGAATATCAACATATGCAATAACTGCAGGAATATCAACATATGCAATAACTGCAGGAATATCAACATATGCAATAACTGCAGGAATTGCTACTGATGCAACCAATGCTGGATACGCAAAAACAGCAGGTATATCAACTACTTCACAAGCTCTTTCAGGAACTCCTAGTATTACTGTTCAGGATGTAGTTGGTGTTGCTGCCACATTCACTGGTAATGTAACTATTGGAGGAACTCTTACATATGAAGATGTAACTAATATAGATGTTGTTGGTCTTATAACTGCTAGAAGTGGTGTTGATTTTGGTAGTCCTGCTGTTCTAAGAATTGAAAGTGCATCATCTACAAAGACCTCCACATCTCAAGCATCTGTAGATAGTTTTACTGCTTCAGCATACAGGTCAGCACAATATCAAGTGCAAATAACAAGAGGGTCTGTTTATCAGATGACAACCATTAATGTATTGCATGATGGGACTAATGCATATCTTTCAGAATTTGGAACTATAAAGACTGGAGTAAATCTTGCTACGTTTGATGCAGATATTAATAGTGGAAACTTAAGACTTTTAGCAACTCCAACATCCTCAGATTCCACTGTGTTTAAGATCTCAAAAACTCTCACAGTAAGCTGATAAGTTGAAAGTAACATAAATAAACATACAGAGTCTGTCTCTTTTTATGAAAAAGTGTCCCCAAGGCGAATACTATTGTAATGATAGTAAATGTTGCAAACCCATCCCCAAAGGATGGCATGTAATGCGTGGTGGTTATATAATGAGGGATGAGGATCATAAAAAGAAAAATGGTAATGGCAAAAAATCTAACGGATCTTCTAACGGACATGGGAATGGTTCAAATGGTAATGGTAATGGTGGTAACCACTCTAGCAATGGTGGGAGTAATGGCTCTAATGGTGGTGGAGGAGTAAGTGAATCCACATACATACCAAGAAGAACAGGAAATATAGTAACAGCAATGTTGGCGTGGAGAGGAAGTCAGTACAGTCTTCAAATGTTTTTCCCCCACATCAAAACCCCCTCACGCAGAGAAGTACAGGATCAAGTGAGAAAAGTGTATCCTAATGCTAAACTCTGGAATTACAAAGTTTCGGACTATGACCCAGGAGAACCTCTCCTCCAGATCGGAGGATCAAAAAACTAAAGATTTAGAGAAGAAAGTAGATCAATTAGAAAGAACATTAGAACTCGTTAAGAAAACCCTAGATCATGACAAGCAAATGAATTTACAACAACCTAAACAATTTGGAAAATATGAGATGACTTAATTATGGATGACATTTATTTAGGTAACCCCAATCTAAAAAAAGCAAACGTTGCTCAAGAGTTCAGTGAAGAACAAATTCTTGAGTTTATGAAATGTGCTCAAGATCCCGTATATTTTGCTAAGACTTATATGAAGATCGTTTCTCTTGATGAGGGACTTGTTCAGTTTTCACCTTATGACTTCCAAGAGAAATTAATTAAAAATTTCCACGAGAATAGATTTAATATATGCAAGATGCCTCGTCAGACTGGTAAGTCTACTACTTCGGTATCATACTTACTACATTATATTGTTTTTAATGATAGTGTTAATGTCGGCATTCTAGCAAACAAAGCAGCAACTGCCAGAGACTTACTGGGTAGACTTCAGACTGCTTATGAGAATTTACCTCGATGGATGCAGCAGGGAATTATATCATGGAATAAAGGTTCTTTGGAGTTAGAAAATGGTAGTAAAATCTTGGCGGCTTCTACTTCTGCTAGTGCTGTTAGGGGTATGTCTTTCAATATCCTATTCCTCGATGAGTTTGCTTTTGTTCCCAATCACATCGCTGAAGCTTTCTTTTCTAGTGTTTATCCTACTATTACTTCTGGTAAGACAACTAAAGTCATAATGGTTTCTACCCCACATGGTATGAACCACTTTTATAGGTATTGGCATGATGCAGAAAGAGGAAAGAATGAATATATCCCAACTGATGTTCATTGGTCTCAGGTTCCTGGTAGGGATGATGAGTGGAAGAGACAGACTATTGCTAATACATCTGAACAGCAGTTTAAGATTGAGTTTGAGTGTGAGTTCTTAGGATCTGTTGATACTCTTATTAGTCCATCTAAACTTAGAACTTTAGTGTATGACAATCCAATGACCAGAAGTGCTGGTTTGGACATATATGAAAATCCAGTCAAAGATCATGATTATCTAATGACTGTTGACGTTGCAAGAGGAGTAGCAGCAGATTATTCTGCATTTGTTCTTATTGATATTACAGAGTTCCCCCATAAGATTGTAGGTAAGTATAGAAATAATGAAATAAAACCAATACTGTTTCCTAATATAATATGGGAAATAGCAAAGAAATATAATAATGCGTTTATATTATGTGAAGTAAATGATATAGGAGATCAGGTAGCATCAATCATTCACTATGATTTAGAGTATGAAAATCTTCTTATGGCATCTATGAGGGGTAGAGCAGGTCAAGTTATTGGACAAGGGTTCTCTGGTAAGAAGACTCAAATGGGAGTCAAGATGTCCAAGACTGTCAAGAAGATTGGATCATTAAATTTAAAAGCACTTATTGAAGCAGATAAAATTATATTTAAAGATTATGAGATTATATCTGAATTAACAACATTTATTCAGAAGCATAATTCATTTGAGGCAGAAGAGGGTTGTAATGATGACCTTGCAATGTGTTTAGTCATCTATGCATGGTTGGTTCAAAATGATTACTTTAAAGAACTTACTGATCAGGATGTTCGTAAGAGATTGTATGATGAACAGAAAAACCAAATAGAACAAGATATGGCTCCATTTGGTTTTATGGATGATGGGATGAATAATGAGAGTTTTGTTGATGATGATGGTGATAGATGGTTTACATCAAAAGCAGGTGATGAGTATGGTGATATGTCACATATGTGGGAATATATGTCTTGATGGAATTTGATGATAAGCAATTAAAACTTGGGCATTTATTGCTTGTTAATAGAAAATGTAGAGTATGTAAAGAAGAAAAGAATTTAATAGATGGTTTTTATAGAACTAGAAAAAGTAGAGGAGCAGTTCCATCTTCATATTCATATGAATGTAAGATATGTACAATAAGAAGGATAGTAGAAAGAAGAAAAAAGAAACCTTTTAGTGATTGGTCATATCCAGACTGGTAACTGTTCACTCCAAGTTTCCCCACTGTAAATGCACCTTTTAATAAATATTTTCAGATAAACTGAGACTCGGAGAAAGACAACATGGCAACTCCTCAATTATCTCCTGGAGTACTGGTAAGGGAGGTTGATTTAACAGTAGGAAGAGCTGATAATGTATTAGACAATATCGGTGCTATTGCAGGACCGTTTGAAATTGGACCTGTCGATGATATCATCGAAATTAGCACAGAAGAGCAATTACAAAGCACCTTTGGTTCACCCATAGGAACAGATGCACAGTATCAATATTGGATGAGTGCATCATCTTTCCTTTCATATGGTGGTGTTCTTAAGGTTGTTAGAACAGCAGGTGATAATCTAAACAATGCTAACGCAGGTGTTGGTATCGCATCAACAACAACACTTCAAATTTACAACTATGATGATTATCTAAACAATCATCAGAGTGATGCAACATTCACTTATTCTGCAAAGAACCCAGGAACTTGGGCAAATGGTCTTAGAGTTTGTCAAATTGACGATGCAGCAGACCAAATAATCGGTGTTTCAACTGGTAACCTGTATCTAGCAGGTGCTCGTGTTGGTTTTGGTGTTACTGCCAATATAGACGGAGCAATTATACCAGGTATTGGAACAACTGGTGGATTCACTGGATATCTTAAGGGTATTATTACTGGTGTTTCTACAGCAACTGGAACTGGTAACACAATGTCAACTATTGATGTTAAGATTACATCAAGAGTTTCTGCAATTGCAGGTGTTACATCTTACTATCCAATTGACTATGCTGAAGGTAATAGTATAGCAGCATTTAGTAAGACATCCTCATGTCAATTTATTAACAATTCAGGTATTAAGACAGGTCACACTGCTAATCCTGTTATTCGATCTGCTACTGACTGGTATGATGAGCAAACATTAGGTCTTGATAATAGCACAACCTATTGGAAGACATTAGCTCCTAAACCAATAAGTAGTAATTTCGTTAAAGAAAGATTAGGTAGGAATGACGGATTGCACGTTGTTCTAGTTGATGATGAAGGTAGACTTACTGGAATCAAAGGAAACATTCTTGAAAAGCATCTCAACCTTTCTAAAGCAAAGGATGCAGTTTCCGCAGTAAATCCACCACAGAAATCCTACTATAAGGATCATTTGGCACTTTATTCAGATAAACTTTATGCTGGTAAGAACCCATCAGCTGCTGCAGATGCTTACTTCGGAACTGCACCATTAGCAACTGGATTCTCAACTGTATTCACTCCTGTTACAACTGGAGATGGTTTATGGGGTGTAGATGCACAAGGTGCTACTTTCTCAGCATTAGGTAACGTAAGTTACAAACTTCTATATGGACAAGATTATGGTTCAATTCCATCTGGAGAAGTAAAAGGTGGAATGAGTGCTACATTAGCAGACCTAATGACTTCATATAGATTATTCTCCAATAAGGATGAAGTTCAAGTTGATTATCTCATCATGGGTCCAGGTTGTGATACAGAATCCGATTCTCAAGCAAAAGCAAATCAATTGCTTTCAATTGCTGGACAAAGAAAGGATTGTATGGCAACAATTAGTCCACATAGGGCAAATGTTGTTAACATCACTAATACTGAGACTCAGACTGAGAATGTAATTAACTTCTTCAGTCCACTTCAATCATCATCTTATGGTGTATTTGACAGTGGTTATAAGTATATGTTCGACAGATTTAACAATGAATTCCGTTACATTCCATGTAATGGTGATGTTGCTGGACTAATGTGTCGCACAAATCTAGTTGCTTATCCTTGGTTCTCACCTGCTGGACAGCAAAGAGGTGTTATAAACAATGCAGTTAAACTTGCATATAACCCAAGTAAGACACAAAGAGACAGACTTTATCCTCAAAGAATTAACTCTTTCATTACCACACCTGGTATTGGAACACTTCTCTTCGGTGATAAGACTGCACTTGGATATGCATCAGCATTTGATAGAATTAACGTTCGTCGTTTATTCCTTACAATTGAGCAAGCACTTGAAAAAGCAGCACAGGCTCAACTCTTTGAACTCAACGATGAGTTAACAAGAGCAAACTTCCGCAATATTGTGGAACCTTATCTACGTGACATACAGGCTAAGAGGGGATTATATGGATTCCTCGTTATTTGTGACACCACAAATAATACACCTGATGTTATTGATAATAATGAGTTCCGAGCAGACATCTTCCTGAAGCCTGCGAAGTCTATCAATTACATTACCTTGACTTTCGTTGCTACACGCACTGGCGTTAGCTTCGAGGAAGTCGCAGGTAGAGTTTAAGTTCTAACTCTAAATATAAACAGGAGGAATTAACCAATGGCACTAGAACCAAAACCTAATAGGAATATATCGCAATTTAAGTCTAAACTGCTAGGTGGTGGTGCAAGACCTAATCTATTTGAGGTAGAATTCACCACTCTACCTACTAATGTTGTATCTCAATGGGATGCAGAAATCTTTAGTTTCATGTGTAAAGCAGCATCTCTACCTGCTCAAAACATTGCTGCTATTGATATCCCATTTAGAGGTCGTATTTTTAAAGTTGCAGGTGACAGAACAATTGATACTTGGACTGTAACTGTAATTAACGATGAAGACTTTAGATTTAGAACTGCTTTTGAAAATTGGACACAACAGATTGCCAATTTAAATGATAATATGGGTACAACCAACCCCAATGATTATATGACTAATGCAAAAGTCATTCAACTTGGTAGAGGATCTGAAAAATCAAGTAAAAATGCTGGCGGTGCAAATAATGTAGCGTTAAAAGAATATGAATTTGTTGATATATTTCCAACAAATGTGTCAGCTATTGACTTATCTTACGATACAGGTGATACTATAGAGGAGTTCACTGTTGAGTTTGCAGTTCAGTCAATTAATTTTAAGGATTAAGTGACCTGACGATCTTAACTAAATAGTAAGAAAGTTTCGTAATCATGGCAAAACTCTTTGGGTTCTCGATAGAGGACACCGACGAACAATCACTACCCCCAAGTGCGGTCTCTCCCGTTCCTCCCAATCAGGAGGACGGGAATGATCACTTTTTGAGTAGTGGTTTTTTTGGTTCTTATGTTGATATTGAAGGAGTATATAAAACTGAATTTGAATTGGTTAAAAGATATCGTGAAATGTCACTTCATCCAGAAGCTGATAGTGCTATAGAAGATATTATAAGTGAAGCATTGGTTTCAGATACTAATGATACTCCAGTAGAAATTAATTTAGATAATCTTAATGCTAGTGATGGTATAAAGAAGAAAGTTAGAAATGCTTTTAAATTCATTAAAGATTTAATGGATTTTGATAAAAAAGCACATGAGATTTATAGGAATTGGTATGTAGATGGTAGATTATATTATCATAAAATTATTGATTTAAAAAATCCACAAGCAGGTTTACAGGAGATAAGATATATTGACGCAATGAAAATGCGTTATGTAAAACAACAGAAGAAAAATAAAGATGATAAGTATCGTGTCACTAATATGACACAAGATAATCCAATGGAATATGAATTTCCAAAGTTGGAAGAATATTTTATATACAATCCTAAGCAGACATATCCAGTTGGAAGTCCAGGCGCAATGGGAGCAAATGCTGGAATTAAGATTGCAAAGGATGCAATTACTTATGTGACTTCAGGTCTGGTTGATAGAAATAAAGGTATTACTCTCTCATATTTACATAAAGCAATTAAATCTCTCAATCAATTAAGGATGATTGAGGATAGTTTGGTTATATATAGACTATCCCGTGCTCCAGAGCGCAGGATTTTCTACATTGATGTAGGAAACTTACCGAAGGTTAAAGCAGAGCAATACCTCCGTGACGTGATGATGAGATATCGGAATAAACTTGTATACAACGCTGATACAGGAGAGATCCGTGATGACAAGAAGTACATGGCAATGCTTGAAGATTTCTGGCTCCCTAGAAGGGAAGGAGGTCGTGGCACTGAAATTTCTACTCTTCCTGGAGGCCAAAACCTTGGTGAAATCACGGATATTGAGTACTTCAAAAAGAAATTATATAGGTCGCTCAATGTACCCACATCAAGAATGGATGGAGAAGGAGGATTCAATCTGGGAAGATCCTCTGAGATATTAAGAGATGAAGTTAAATTTGCTAAGTTTGTAGGACGTTTGAGAAAGAGATTCTCAAATATGTTCACTGATATGCTTAAAACTCAACTACTTTTAACTAATGTAGTTACCCCAGAAGATTGGGAAGTAATGAGTGAGCATATTCAATATGACTTCTTATATGATAATCATTTTGCTGAATTAAAAGAAACAGAATTACAGAATGAGAGATTAGCATTACTTGCTACCACAGAACCATATATTGGTAGATATTATTCTCAAGATTGGGTTAGACGTAAGGTACTTCGTCAAACTGATGAAGAAATTATCGAACAAGATAAACTGATAGAAAAAGAAATAGAGGATGGAACTATTCCTGATCCTGCTGAAATGATGTTAGATCCAGAGGGTAGTGGTGGATTAAGACCAATGCCAATGGAAGGAGAACTTGGTGATAATGGTGCTGGTGGTGAACCAGATGCTGCACTCAGATCTATGGATGTAGATAGTAAAGCCACAACTTTGGATACAAATACAGTTAAACCTAAAGGCGGAGAGATATAATGGACATGGATCAGCCCCAAAAAGATGAGGCTGGCAGACCATTTTTAAAAGTAGATTGGGATGTAAGGCATATTCGGTTGTTACATACAGCCGTTTCTTACTATGTGGATAGAATGTATCCCAAAAATCTAAAAGATGTTGAGGGTGAAAAGGAGAAAATGGTTGCTATGAAAGATACTTTATATAAGATTATACTTGAGTATAATTTTAAGTCACAATAAATAGTGTCTAAATAGTTTACAGTTACTCATTTGACACTATAATTATGGATGAACTTATGGATATGATTGCTTCGGATGATTCAGCCTCACAGGTTAGCGATAAGATAAAAGATCTTTTATACGCTAAATCTGCAAGTAGAGTTGATGAATATCGTCCTTCTGTGGCATCTGGTGTTTTTAATTCTGATAATGCACCTACTCAAACTGAAGTTGATGCTGCTTTAGAAGTAGAAACAGAAGTTACAACGGAAGTTGAAACAGAGGAAGAAGAGTAATTATAAATAACTAGTAAATGAATTTTAATACTATAAGGTTTGTATAAATGGCACATCAACCCGTAGGAACTGGCTCATCAATAACCGTGTCTGTCGGTGCTGGTCATGCAAG